CCCCCCTCTATCTAAGGGCAATAAAACCCCTTAGTATAGAGAAAGGTACCCTGGCGGGCTTTGTTGCCCCGCTAACTTATACCATTTCGTGGAGTTTTCTTATGGCTTTAATTGGTCCAGAGACGAAAGTCTCACACCAGTACACCCTTATGCCCCAAACACAAGTCCAAACACAGTATCGCGCCAGTGATGACGCGATCTTGGGTGGGCCTGTGAATATCTACAGTGGGCCGATAATTCATGCGGTCAACAGTAGAACGGGATATAAATTGGAGAACTGGAAGACCATCATAAGAAACGGAGACAATGCGACCACCCCTCTCCAGGGGAAATTGCAAAGTTTCCAATCCGAACCTTGTAATTGTTACTCCGAGGCTTTCGAGCCAGGGAAGAACAAATACAACCGATACCAGACACATGGCTTTAACGGCCTGTATACTGGTTACGGGAACGTTAGTACGTTCTGGGCGGATTACTTCGGCGAAATGGAGAGTGCCGCAGACAGCCTGGCGTTGAAGTTCCTCTATCAGCGTCTCCGACAAGATCAAACCACCTTTCGGGGTGGAATCTTCATAGGAGAACTGCGTGAGGCACTTCATATGATACGTCACCCAGCAGAGACCCTTCAACGCGAACTCTTTAAGTATCAACGGCAACTGGCAAAACGCCGGCCGAAGATAAATAACTTAAAGACAGCGAAGAGAGTCCTTGCTGACTCATGGCTGGAATTTTCGTTTGGATGGAGGCCGTTACTTGCGGATATTTCTGAGGGCATTACTGCCTACGAAAGACTCCGTGATAACAGCTTCGTCAAGCGCACATTCTCGGCCACAGGTGAAGTCGAAGGGGAATACCTATTTGGCAACGCACCTGCTGCAGCCGGTCAGATTATCCTAAAAACTAATAGGGTAACCAAAACCGTTGTTCAGGTACGTTACAAATGTGGTAGTAACAGGACTCTTGAAGGCCAGCAATCCACACAGGGCATAGCAAATATGCTCGGTGTTGGTTGGCGCGATTTTGTGCCAACCATATGGGAGCTGACTCCTTGGTCCTTCCTCATCGACTATTTCGTCAATGTTGGCGAAATCCTAGACGCGGCAACTACAATTACCAGTGACTTAACTTGGGTGTGTAAAACGGTTCGAAAGATCCGTTCTCACGAGATCAACTGTGAAGTTGATGTCGCGGCACACAAGCAGTCTGCTGGTGATCTGTTCCGCGAAGTAGGTGGTGACGCAGGCTGGAGTAAAGAATCTGAGACAGTTATTAAGCGAAGTTCGCTATCCAGCCTACCGTTTCCGAGTTTTCGGTTTTCGGTACCTGGTTCACCCACAAAATGGATGAATATGGCGGCACTCGCGGCTGGCTTTAAGACTCTTACTCCATACTACAAGCTGCGAATCTGATTTGGAGACCACATTATGACAAGTCCAATTTCCATGATCATCTGTATCCACGATCCCCAGGAATCCTCCTGGACGATCGAGTGGGTAAAAGAGATCAGGACAGAGCACTTTGGCTTAATGCGCGTCGCCTTAGAGACTCATGCTTCAGGTGTAGAACAGTGTATGAGGTGCACAACGTATGGCCACGCTATTGATCATTCCAAGGATCAATTCGCGGTCGCGTTGGACGCCTTTATCACTGCTATACTTCCTGAGGGAGAGCCTAATCAGACCAGCAGCCCTTAATGTAGTCCTTCACTTCTATGAGGATAATCATGACCCGTGTTGGCGAACTGTACGTAACGGTGGTCGTCTCCGACGATCCATTAGACCCCATCGTCCCGACTTCTCAGGGCGATGGAGCTATAAAGATCTACGAAGGGACCGCCCTAATGTACCTTTTACCTGACGGGCTTGATTCTTCCGTGAGCAGTCTTCCCGAACGATTGAATCTTTCAGACGAAGAGATGTACGGTACTAGCGCAAGCTATGACCGTGCAGTATCTTTGAATGTGGATTTAGTCGGCGAGATGATTGCCATAGAAGATGTGCCTGGTGATGATCAGCTTCAATTAAATTTGGATAACTGATCATTGTTAGTCACGAAGGATTATATTTCAACCCTTCTATCCTAACGGATAGACTTTTGGCAGTATGCCATGAAAGGAGTTCAGGTTTTATGACTTGGACCGTAACGTCTCCTATCACGGGAGCGGCTCAAACGGGGCTGACAAGCCCCACTTACACAATGACGGCTGACACCGCCCCTGACAATAACGGTAAACAATACGCCGTTACTGCTCTGGGTGGTACGCAAACGGGCGTTGAATCTAGCTCGGTTGCGGCGCCTTTTACGTTGACGTTTGTTCGACCCAAGGTCTTTAAGGCCCTGGGTAAAGCAAATCCAACGACTGGCGTCATTTCGTCAGTTCCGCGGAACGTTTACAAGCAGATCACCAGGAAGGGGGTTATCCCTCTCTCTGGTCAGCCGTACGCAACGATGCTGGTTACAACCATCATCGAAGTGCCGGCTGGTTCTGATGTAGCCGATCCGGAAGACGTACGCGCTGCACTTTCCCTCCACATTGGTCAGCTATCTACCGCTAGTAGCGGTATTGGCGATACCTGTGTGACGGGGATCATGTAGTTCGAGTCTTCAATCGCATAAATCCTGACCCCTAAGGGGGTCAGTTGCGATCCATAAGGAGTGTAGGATGAGCCTTTGCTCTCACGTTCTTTATACGCATCTTGCTAGTGATCTTAGTAAAGCCCTTCCTACCTTGCCCTATGCTCGTCTCTTCGAAGGAAATCTTCGAGAGGCAGCTTGGCCAGGTATGACAGGGCGTGAGTACGCTTGTCTTGCACTGGGTGATTCACTCCTGAAGAAATTTCAGGATGATATCGGCCCAGATGCTGACAAGTTAGCTCTCACTAAGTTCCTTTCCTTTAACGACAAATGTAACGTTAAGGAACCCATCGATTACACCTCCATTACGGAGATCGAAATGATCTCCATAGGTGAAGCCTTAAGTCATTATCATGACTTTTGGTTTCGCCCTGGAGGGGACTATATACTTTCTGTAGAGAATATCCTGCAGAACTTAAATATAGGCCCTGGTGCTTCGGTGGGTGTGAAGGGGAACGACTTCTATCGAAAGATAGCGGCCGGTCCTCTCACTGGGACTCGAAAATCACTATACCATCTTTACCAGATGGAGACTTCTAAATACCCTCTTTGGCTGGAAACCGAAAAGATCCGGTTCGGCGAATTTGGGGGTTTCAAAGAAGTGCAAGGTAGCCGGTTATCGTTTGTCCCTAAGACTCGCGATATTTCTAGGACCATATGTACGGAACCCCTTTTGAATATGATGTTACAAAAGGGGATCGGTGCGGCTATAGAAAGGCAACTGGACAAGAGGTTTGGTATAAACCTTAGTGTACAGCCCAATCGTAACCGCATCTTAGCTCGTATCGGTTCGGAACGCGGTACTTATAGTACTATTGATTTAAGTAACGCGTCTGACTCGATAAGCCTCTCACTAATGCGGGCAATAACACCTCCATACATCCTTAGTTGGATGATGGAAGCCCGTAGTGAGCAGGTTGAACTTCCGGGAGGAAGTTCCGTTCCGTTGCATATGGTATCGTCGATGGGGAATGCATTTACTTTTCCACTTCAGACGATGCTCTTTGCTTCCATTGTCTTAGGGGTTTATAGGGCGTTAAATATAACGCCACATAAGCCTTATCATCACCGTGCTAACTACGGCGTCTTTGGAGATGACATCATTGTTGAGGCAAGAGCCTTCAACCTTGTTTGTCAGATCCTTACACGCTTTGGTTTCACTGTGAATGAGACTAAGAGTTATGGAAGTGGGCCCTTTCGCGAATCCTGTGGCTCCGATTTTTGGAGTGGCTACGACGTGAGAGGCATATACTGCCAATCTCTTCGTACCAAGCAGGACGTGTACTCACTGATCAACAGGCTCAACGTGTGGTCTGCAAACCATGGGGTAATTCTCTCCAGTACTATCCGCTATCTTCTTACCGGTGTAGGGAAGTCAATATACCCTATACCCGTTTGGGACGCAGATGATGCTGGTTTGAAAGTCCCTTCAAGCTTGCTACCACTTGGCTCGCTCGCTAAGAGTCGAAAGAACGGAAGCATACTTTATAGCAGGTATGCCCCGCGTCCGAAGACAATTAGCTTGCTTGCAGTTGACCAGCGGCCTGTAATACGCCATAAGTGGTTTAACAACCACCCAGGAGTATTATTAACCGCTCTCAGTGGGCACCTTAGGGGTGGCTCTATCGTTGAAAGAGTCGATAGGCCATACTACCAAATGCGGCTTGCATCAGCTCCGTGTTGGGACTGGTACAATCCGTGCTACTCGAAGTTAACGAGTAGCGGGTGGCATAAGTTTAGAACTTATGTCGAGCTCAACCTTGAGACCGTTGAGCTTCAAATCTCAGAGCGCCGAACCAGG